CGCAGCCCGGTCGTGTTGATGTCGAGTAGCACCGTGGGGGTAGCTGACGCCATGTCCGCGACGAATTGCCAGGTGGCCATCAGTACCCCCCGTTCAGTGCCCTACGGGTCAGCGCCGTATCGAGACTGCGGCCGTCGAGATTGACCCGCAGCGGGTTGGATGCGACCGCGTCAGCGACCGCTACACCCACTAGCCGTATGTCGTCCGGGTGCATCCGTGTCGTGCCGGTGACGCCGTTGTTGCTCAGGTCGGCGCCGATTGCACCGCTGCGAGTCGGGATGCGCCCTAGGTGGTTCAGGTGGTTTAGGTGGCTGACATGCGCAAGGTGCGATTGGTGCGACTGGTGGAGCTGATGCAGCTTGCTGCGGACCCGCCCTACGTTCAGGGTGGGCAGTGCCGGCAGGAGCTTGCGCAGGTAGCCGGCGCTCTTTTTGGGCACGACCATTTCGTCCTTGTGCACCATCGCGAGCTGATCGCGCAGGATCTTCCATGCGCCATCCGCGTAGGAGCCGACCCGGCCGCCACTTGCCAGTCCGTGGCCTAGGCCATCACCACCGCGACGGAACGCCGCCATTTGGTTTTTGGCGGCCTGGGAAGCGCTGGGGTCCCCGAGTGCGATCGAGTGGATGTGCGGCCCCCAGGGGCCCTGTGAGGGCGTGCGGTGCCATGCTGCGAACCCGACCCGGCGCAACGCCGATACCGCGGCGTTCCATCCGCCGGGGCCGTTGGTGTCCATCGCGCCGCCGCCGGCGTGCGTGCCACCGGATGCAGCAACCGACGTGCTGTAGCTGCCCTGCGTGATGTGGAAGGTCTTGTGCAAGATCCGCTCGGCAGCCAACAGCATTTTGATCGTGCGCTGGTTGAGCCGTACGCCGCGGTAGTTGGCGATCGAACCGGGCGGACCTCCCGGGCCGTTCTGTGCGGCAAGCGTGTTCGCCGCCTTCTGGGCAATCGGCCGGACCGCGGCAACCGCCGTCTTGGCAACGTCGCCGGCGAACAGTCGCTGTGTGCGCTGACTTGGTAGTTGACCATCAAGGGCGACCCCGACACGACCGCCGGCCGCGCGACGCTGCCAATTCGGAATGATTGCGGCGGTCCCGTCGTTGACGGACGCCATTGCATAGTCACCGTATTTCGCCGATGACTTGCCCTTGATGACCCATTCGGTAGGCGAAAGCATGGTCGGCACAAGATCGTCTGTCGGTCCGCCCGGCCCGAACACCTTGCCGCCGGTGGCCATTCCGCGGCCGTGGGCGGCGGCCAGCATTTCCGGTGTGCCGTAAGACTTGAGTTCGGCGGTAACGGCGATCTTCTGGTCTTCGATCCCGTCGAGCTTGGCATTCACGCTGTCGCGGAATTTCCCAAATTCCGTCGCGGCTGATTTCAGCTTTTCGCCCATTCCTGGGACCCAGCCGAAAGCCTTCGACGCGCCAGTCAAGATCGATTCGACCATTCCGAGGAATTTGTCGACCACGAATTTCAGGGCAGTTTTCGCGGCGGTCTTGATGCCGTCCCAGGCAGTACCAAGGGCGGTAGAGATGAGCGTAAATGGCGCGGTGATGTAGCCGACGATTTTCGGAAAATTCGCGGAGATCCAGTCAATTGTTCCCTTGACGAATCCGGTAATGCCGGTCCACACCGCCGACGCGCCCTTACTGACCAGCGTCCAGGGCGCGGTGATGATGGCGACGATTTTCGGGAAATTCGCGGAAATCCAGTCGATCGAGCCCTTAACGAATCCAATGATCCCGTTAAAGACTGCCTGCGCTACGGCCTTCACGGCATTAAACGCGCCATTCACGATATCGCGAAATACGGTCGAATGCTTGTAGGCGTAGATGAGCCCGGCAACCAATAAACCGATCCCGATTATGATAAGCCCTATTGGTCCGGTTGCGAAACGCACCGCGACACCTAGAGCGGTCATTGCGACCGATGCAACCGTGGTCGCCACGGTGGCTATTCCGGTGGCCGCGGCCTGCAATAGAGTGACGGCGCGGGCACGAATAGACGAGAGAATGCCGCTGTTCTTTGCGGCGGTGTTGCCGACCGTGGCAACCGTTTCTGCCTCAGTAGTGACGACGGCGCCGGCACGGCTCGCGATGAGCGCCTTGTTGCTGGCAACCAGTTGCCGGTTGACCAAGACCTCAGCAATCTTCGTTGGCACGCCCAACAGCGCTGCAAGGTTCGCGGCTGCCTGTGCTGCCTTGTACGCAAGGACTCCGCCGACCAGATAGGGCAGCAGCTTGCGCAGTGTCTCCGTGTGATCCGCGAGGAATCCGAGCACGCTAACTGCGCCGCCGACCACGTCTTTCAGCCCCGGCATTTTCTGGATGAATTCGGCCACGATCGGCAGCAGCTTGGTCACCGAATCGACCAGTGAGAAGAATTGTTCCTTCAGCTTGCCGGTGTCAACATTCTTGATGTTGGACGCCAGGTCACTAAGCCCATCACGGATCTTGAGGACCACGTCGACAAAGCCTGAGTCCTCCGACTGGCCGAAAATCTTGGTCGTGAAGTCGCCGGAAACCAGCAGCTTGAACGTGTCGTACACGCCGACCAGCCCGGCATGAATATTGAGCAGGACCGCCACCAGTGTTGAATCCTCAGTCTTGCCGAAGATCCGCTCTGTGTAGTTGCCGGTGGCAAGCAGATCGAAGGCGCCCTTGAGACTGCTGACGCTGTCGCGGATTGTCAGGATGCCGGCGACGTAGGGGGAGTCTTCCGACAGTCCACCCAGTGCCTTGCCAACCTTTTTGTCGAAGTCGCCGGTGATGAGCAGGCCCAAACTGGCACCGATCTTCGGCGCGAGACCAGCAAGGAACGCAGTCACCGCCGGGCCGTGCTTGGTCGCAATGTCGATCAGCGCGGGGGCCAGGAAGTCGGCAAAGCTCGTCGCCAGGGCATTGACGATGGGCAGCGTTCCGGCCCCAATCTGATCCTGCAATTGGGCATAGGCGACCTTCGCGCGGTCGGCCGGGTCCGCGGCAGCGGCAGCAGCTCCACCGAATTCCTTACCCAGCTCAGCAAGGATGATCTTCTGCGCGTCCAGAACGTTGCCGCTCTCAACGAGTGTCTTGATCTGCTTTTTCTGCTGCTCGGTGAACGAGACCCCGACCTTCGACAGCGCGGTAACGCCGGTGATGGGGTCGTTGAGCGCCTTACCAAGCTGGATGGCCGAACCCTTAGCGTCTTGGCCTAGGGCAACGGACATGTCCGCGAGCAGGGCCGTAGACCGGTCAAAGATCTGGTTGCCCTTGCCTACTTCGTTCCTGACGTTGGTGAAGGTCAGGAGCAGGTTGGCGCCGGACTGGATGGCGTCACCGTCGACGCCGGTCTTCAGCTCGATGGCGTCTGACAGTGCGCTGACCTGCGTTGCCGACACCTTCGCCGCCGCACCCGTGGTCTTGATGACCTGGTTGGTTACGGCGGCGATCTTGGTGTGAGCGCGGTAGCCGGTAGTTGCCTCAAGCAAGAAATTCTTGACCTTGACGCCGGCGAACACGCCGGCCGCGAGACCGGCAATCCGCTTAAGGGATCCACCGAACCCGGCGGTGAAGCCGTCGCCTGCTTTCTTGCCGGCCTTGGACGTGTTGACCTTGCCCAGGCCGTGCTCCAGCTCGCCGGCGGCCTTCGACGTGTCCAAGCGAACCGTTACGAAGATCTCACCCATCGTGCGACCGGCCACGGCTACGCCCCCAATCCCAAAGCCTGCAAGAGTTCGGCGCGCTCGGGATCCATGGTTTCGATGGGTGCGGGGTCGAAGACGGCGGCCCGGAACTGCTCGCGGAACTCGTCCGGGTGCGGGATCTGTCCTTCCCCGCCGGCCGCTACCAGGACGGCGGCAACGAGCCGTTCATGCCGGGCCCACTCGTCCGCGCGGTCAAGCAGTAGCGCATAGACCACGCTGATCAGCTCGGTGAGGCTCAGGCCACGTGTAGCGCTTCCCGGCGTTGCAGGACCGCCACCGCCAGGTCCGCCCGACCCTTCTCTTCGAGACGTCGTTGCGCCCGCAAGGATGAGTCGTCCGTCGAGTTCCCGTCGGTTTTCGGCAGCCCACCCAACGAGCCGGAGGGCTGCGCGGTAGGGGTCTTGACCGCGGCCTCAATGAGCTTGAACGCCGTGGTCGAGCGCTCCTCAACGCTCTGGCGGTGTTGCTTGCCCAGGGCCCAGAACCGATCGAAGTCGTCGGCGTGAATGACGGTGCGGAGGAACGCCTTCACGATCGGGCCGGCCTTCGGGTCGTCGGCCGCCAGGTCGGACTGCATTTCCAGGAAATCCAACAGGTCAGCGTCTGTGAGGTCCGGCGATACCCGCAGCTCTTCGCCGAAGTAGTCGAAGGTGAGAGGGTCGGTGTCGGCGTGCGACGTCGCACCGACGTCAATGCGGGCCACTACGCACCAACCCGCGCAACACCAGCGATGAAGAAATCGAACGGCACGGTCGGGGACGCCGGGACCTCAAAGTTCAGCTCAAACGGAATGACCGCCTTGTCCGGGGCGCGCTTGAAGGCGGACTTGATCTCGCCGCCGTTGATGACCTGGTACCCGAACAGGCGCACGGTCGCATCCAGCGATTCCCACCCGACCATGCATCGGATGATCTGTGCCGGGGTCGGCGGGGTCAGCTTGCTCAAGGTGGTTGCCGTGGTCCCCGAAACAACCGTGAGGTTGCCGGTGCCGGCGTTCATCGCACGGCGGAAGTTGTGCGCCGTGAACGCGGCCAGGGAGAACGCCAGGGAGGTGGCCTGCTCGGTGACGGCGTACGTGATCGGGTTGAAGATCTCAGCAACACGGATCGGCTCGACCGTGGTACTGAACGAGAATTCCGAACCGTCCTCCGTCGCGCCCAGGTTCACCCAACCGGCCGGCCACGCGTCGGTAAAGACGCTGCCGGCAACGGTTCCACCGACGCCGGCAGCCGGTAGCGCGGTGCCTAGCGGGGCATGGAACAGGAAACCGGGGTCAGTCATCAGGAGCGGTGTTGCAGTCGTGTTAGCCATGACGAATCAGGCCCTCCTCAGGGCTTAAGGGATGAAGGGCCACAGTCAGTGGCGGTTGAACTCATCGACGGTCGGCCGAGCGAACGGTCGTGCATGGTCGCTCTCGGTGCCGAACTCCACAAACGACATGTAGAAGTGGTCGCGGTCCCACCCGACGCGGTAGCTCTCGCCATCCGGGTCGGGTTCGGCGTGAATGGACGCGGCGCCGGCGCCGGTGCTCGTGGGCGCACGCTGCCGCATCCGTTCCGCGGCTGCTTCAGCCACCGCGTGTAGGGCGGCGAGCATCGCCGGATCCTTGCTCAGGGCATCGATCGCGGCCTTGTCGACGGTGACCCGGTTGGGCATCAGGACTCAAGCGGCGGGAGTCCCAGGGACTCTCGGAGATCCTTGTGAGCCTTGCTGCCGACCTTCACGACCTGGCCGCTTTCAACGTAGTTGTGGCGAGCAACGTTGTCGGCCGGTACGGCGTCACCCTTGTTGTATCCGAGAGCAGCGCCGAAGTAGATCGGCTCGGCGGCAACGTACTGGCCGTATTCCTTGACGTTCGCGGCATGTGCATCCTCAGCGGTCGCCGGCGCGTTGGCAGCGGCGGCAGCGACCTTCTCAGGCGTCGACTCAGGCACTTGATTCACAGGCATTAGTTGCCCTCCACTACTGATTGAGTTCTAACAGGAGATCCACGACGAACCGCGCGCGGCCGGTCTTGGCATCGGCGGCCGGGATCACCTGGTCGACAACGGCGTTCGAGATCGTGCAGCCGGCCCACGTACCCCGCAGGTCGCGCGCAACGGACCGCAGGACAGCCGCAATCGCCTTGCAGTCGATGACCTGTTGCGTTGTGCTGCCAACGCCCCACACGTCCACCTGGACCCGCGCGGACAGGGTCTCCGGGCGTAGCTCGCCATCGTCAACCAACGACAACACCAGCAACGGGTAGACGGGTGTATCCGGGATGGCGTAGTAGATGCGTTGGACAACGACGGCTGTCACCGGTGCCTGAGCTAGCAGGGCGGTCCGGGCTGCGATCACCGGGTCAGGAAGAACGGGGGTCGGCATCGACTACCCCCCAACCACGCGGAAGCAGAACACCTCAATGTGATGTGGCCGGCCGCGTTGGCGGTGATGCTCAGGCTCGCCATCGATCGTGTAATCGATACCCAGGAACCGCAGCCGGTCTGTCACCAGGATGTCAGCCTCAGACGGCAGAAACGCCTTGTGTGTCGACTCACTGCGTTGCTGACTGACGATGTCCTCAGTGGTCGAGACCGGCTGGAACTCGCCCTGGTAATCGGCCTTGTCTAGCTCGGGTTCGGTGACGGTTGCCCAGTCGCCGGGAATCGTTGCGCCGTCCGGCCCGACCGTGTCCGGCGCCCGCAACCGGGTCACCGTGTCGCGGTACCGCACGGGACTACGCCGCTAGCGGTGCAAGGGAGACCGTCAACGTACTGAGGGTCAGCGTGTCACCGGTGTTGACCGTCTTGGACGCCGTCAGGGCAACGCTGTAATAGAAGGTTCCGGCGGACGATGCCCCCCACAACGAAATGTGAGTGACAACCTCACCGTTCGTACCCGCCCACGTCGCCCATTGCGTCGTACCGGTCAGCGCCTGTGAACCCGCCGACGCCGCCGCGAAGTTCACCGCCTGGCGTGTGGTCGTTGACGAAACCGCGGTGGTGCCGGAAGCGCCGGGGTCGGCGGTGTGCAACTGCGCAAACATGGTGGTTACGGCGGTGAAGGTCGCGGCCGACGTGCCCCGTAGGCAGTTCAGCCACGCATTCACTGTGTTAGTGGTCGAAAAGCCAACGGTCATGAGGGGTCCTTCGCTTCGGCGTTGTCGGCGGCGCAACCCAGCGCCGCCGCGAGTTCCCGTGCGCCTTGCGGCGTGAGCATGCAGGCACGGGCGGGGAGGGTACGGATGTAGACCGCTTGGTTGCCGACTTCAACGGTTGCCGCGTCGTCTTCAAAGACACCGCGCACAGTCCATTGCCGGATGTCTGCCGCCTTGGTCACGTCGGCTTCAGCGGTGAAGGTGGCGCGCAAGATGACTTCGTTCACGACAAGCTCCTACGGTCTGGGCGTCGTACCGGTGTACGGGCGGATGATGCGACCGCTCGCCGGCCGGGTCGTTCGGCCGGTGTTCGGACGGGTGACGACGCCGTGCGGAACGTTGCCGGTGGCCACGAGCGTGCCGACGCCGGCGAGCGCGCCGCTGATGGATCGGTCTACGGTCATGGCCGCGCTGAGCGATCCGACGCCGGCGAGTACGGCGGTGGTCGGGCCGCCCACGGTCAGGCCGGCGGTGGCGGTGATGGTGCCGGTGAGTACGGCGTCGGCAACATCGGTGATGACGCCGGCCGCGGTTAGGGTGCCGGTGCCGGCCAGGACCGCGGCCAGGGGCTTAGCTGCGGTCGCCGCTGCGGTGGCGGTGCCGGTGCCGACCAGTACGCCGCCAATGGTGCCGCTCGCCACGACGGTGGCACCCGCTGTCAGCGTCCCTGTGCCGGCCAGGGCCGCCGCTGAGGGCTTGGCTGCGGTCGCCGTACCAACCAGGGTCCCGGAAGCGCTCAGCGAGGCGCTGAGGGCCGCTGACCCGGTCACCGTCGTAACGAGCGTGCCTGTGCCGGCCAGTGCGCCGCCGACTGGCTTGTCGGCGGCGCTAGCGGCGGTCAGTGTGCCGGCGCCGGCGAGTGCTGCCGCCGCCGTCTTGGTGTTCGTCGTGGACGCCGTCAGAGTGCCGGTGCCGGACAGGGCTGCATCAGCGGTAAGGGTTCCTGCCGTCGTCGCAGACGCGGTCAGGGTGCCGGTGCCGGCGAGGCTTGCGTCAACGGCCTTGGAGACCGTGGCGGTCGCTGCGAGCGTGCCCGTGCCGGCCAGTGCGGCGCCTACCGACTTGCTGCCGGTCGCCGTGCTGGTGAGCGTGCCGGTACCCGCGAGGGTGGCGTCTACAGGCTTGCTGCCGGTCGCCGTACTCGAGCTGGTGCCGGTGCCGGCCAGTGCGGCGGCGGCCGAACGCGGGATACCGGCGAGGGTCGCCGCCAGGGTGCCAGTGCCGGTCCGCGCCGCGTCCACGCTGCGGGGGATGCCGGCCGCCGTCGCGGTGAGGGTGCCGGTGCCCGACAGTGCCGCGTCCGCGCTGACCGAACCGCCGCCGGCGGCAGGCTTGATCGCGACGAGAGCAACCGCGACCGCGAAGTTTGCCGAGACCGTGCCGCCGGATGCGGTGAAGGACCCGGTACCGGTGACCACTCGGGAGTTGCTGTGCAGGAGTCCGGTGTCCTGTAGTTCGGTCCAGCCGGTGGGGGGTGTCGTGGTGACGATGTCGTTGGTAGTGATGGAGTTCACGAGCGCGGCAAGTGTCGCCACGGTGACAGTTGTTGACGGGTAGCCCGTGGTGCCGGTCGCGGTGTTGCTTGCTTCGATCGGATCACCGGACGCGAGTCCACCGGAGTACATCAGGCAGTGAACGAGATTCCAGCAGACCGCGCTGAAAGTGACCGTGTATTGGCCGCTGTCTGCTGCCGTAAGTCGCTTCCAGGCAACGCGAATCGACTGCGGTCCACCCGCACTGATGCTCGCGTGGGCCCCGGGAATATCCGTGAACCCGGCGGGCCACGTAACGGTTGGCTCGGTGGAGCTGATCCAGTTTTCTTCGATGAGAATGGCGATATCGTCAATGGCCGCGCCGGTGACGACGTTGACGGGCTTGGTGCTACTGAAGGTATCGCCAGACCCTGAGGTTGTTGAGCCGCGCAATGCAATGGCCACGGCTCAACCTCCCCCTAGACGGTCACCCAGGAAGACGTATGCAGCAGGGTGGTTCGGCCCGGCAGGGTTGTGACCCAGCGGAATACGGCGTTGACGTTCGTGCCCGTGATGGTGAGCACCTGGATCGGCAGACTCTCCGGGTCCTCTGGATTCTCTGGCTCTTCCGTGACGGTTGCCCAGGGCAACGCTCCGCTGACCATGTCTTGCCACGGAACGCGGGGGATGGTGACGTCGTCGGGCGCCGGGTCGTTGTTGAGGGTGACCGTGTCGTCGCCGTTGTCGGTGTAGTCGAGCGGTTCCACAATTCCGCCTTTCGTCTAGCGCTGTGCAGGATCGGGCCAGGAGTAGGCGACGGGGAACGCGCCTTGCGGTTTGCCGTGCGTCGCGCCGCCGGGGCCGTTGACCCAGTCGTTCAGGGCGGCAAGCTCAGCCGCGGTCAGGTAGACGCCATTGACGCCGGCCGGTGCGTTGAAGACCGCCGTCGTTGACCCGGTCGTGTCCTGCCTCAGTCCGTCCGGGTTGACGTACGCACGGGCCGCGGAAGCAAGACAGATGCTCTTGGCAACGGCCGGCCAGGGGTCTTGTTCGCCGATCTCCGCAACAATCAGACCTTCTGCAAGGTCGAGCAGAAGGAGGTTCGCGGTTGCGGCATCTAGGTCCGACTGGAGGAACGAGGCGAACTCTTCGACTGTCGCAATGTCCGGCATGGGCCCGCGTCCCTTCCACTACAGGAGAAACACCGTCCCCGACTGCACCGCTCCCGAAGGAACGGCCCGCACGCTCAGCAGTCGGAGACGGTGGCTTAGCCGTACAGATCGCGCAGTTCGTCCCGCGTCAGGCCCTTGAGATCGTCCTTCGTCGCCTGCCCGGTCTCGATCGCGTACGCCGCCCAGGCGCCGTGAGTCGCGTTGCCGGCAGGCTTTTCGACGCCGTCAACGACGACGGCGGTGGGCGCGGCCTCGTTGCTGCGAGCAATGAAGCCGTCCGCGTGTAGACGCTTGAGATCGTCAGCTTCGGCGTGCTGCGGGATGATCTGCCCGTCGTACAGGTGGATCATCTTGCCGTCACTCGTGCGCACGATGGCGAGCGGTGCGGTCACCACGTAGCCCATCAGATCGCGGCAATCTTCCAGGCGCTGGCAGGCTCGATCACCACGGGCACGGTGACCCGGCGGCACCGAATGCGGTACTCGTCGGTGTCGTCCTTGCGGATGGTCTTGGCCTGGATGCCAACGCCGCCGGCCGACACGTAGCCGGGACCGCCCAGATCCTCATCAGCCATACCACCGAGCTGCGCGGAGTCGAGCACGATGGCAGTGTTCGCAACCGGGACGTTCGCGGACGCGAGCCAGCGGAGACCAAGGATGGTCGGGAACTGGCCGGTGATCGCGGGGTTGAGCGTCGGGGTCTCGCGAGGAACGTAGCCCGCGGCAACGAACGCAACCATCGCGTTGACCCAGTTGACATCGTCCAACACGATCGTGTCGGGGTCGTACCCCTCGTTGAGGGCGATGATGTTCGCCTTCGCCAGGCCGGCATCCTTCAGCATCTGCGCGGCGGTCGCGGTGGACCAGTCGGCAGCGGCGTTCGTGGACTGCGTGACCGCGGTGGAAATGGCGCTCAGGGCAACCGAATCCACGTACTTCACGTTCTGGTTGGCGAGCTTCATCAACGCCCGGTTGACGGGGTCCATGCTGCGACGCGCGATTGACGCATCGGTGATCAGCGCGTCCTGACCCCAGTTGACCGTCTTGGCCAGCGACGCCGCGCCCGTGGTCGGACTGACCAGCGGGTATTCGGCGCCGGGGGCAACGGCTCGCGGGTTCTCACCGCTGAAGATGGATTCCCCGGTCTCGTACTCGATCGAACCGCTACCGGTCGCGTTGAAACGCCCTGTCAGAAGGGCATCCGCGATGTAGCGCTGATCCAGCAGAGTCCGCAGCCGGCGCGCAATCAGCGTCGGGTTGTTCAAGAATCGCGAGATCGTGACGTTGTCACCGGAGATCGTGGGAGCAGCCGGCGGGTAGGTGTAAGGCATGTTGGCAGTCCCCTTTACCGGAACATCGATACTTCGATGAGGTCACCGTCAGCGGCTGCGGACGTGAGTGCCATCCCGACCAAAGTCCCGAAGACTCCGGCGCCGATGGCCGCGCACTTCCCGGCAGCGGCGGCGCTGACCAGGCCGCCGGCGGTGATGGCCGCGGACGCGGTCAGGCGCTGTACGCCGCCCGAGTGCACCGTGACGGAATCGCCCACGGCAGCGTCATAGGCCGCAACGCCAAGTACGGCAGTGGAAGCGGCGCCGGCCGGGCCGACAGTCCCCACACCGTTGACCTCAACGAGCCGTCCACCGACAACCGCGGTCGTCGCAACGGGCCGGGTGATTGCCGTCCCCGGCTTGAACAGCGGTACGTAGTCAGCCATCGTCAGACCGCCTTCGGGTAAAGAGCGTTGTAGGTGGCGTCGTCGTCTTCAGCCACGTCGGTCAGCGACCCCGTGTAGCCGCGCGGCGCGTCCACCGGAATGAGCCCCTTAGCGAGGGCGGCGAGTTCAGCCTCAGAACCGTTGTCCTTGGCAAGCTTGTTCAGCCAGTCCGCCTTACGGGCCGGGGAAATCCGGCCATCGCGGACAGCGCCGTCAACCAGCGACTCCCGGTGGGCCGCCTGCTGGTGCTCGTACGCCTTGCGGCCGGCCTCAGCATCACGACGCAGCGCCTTCAGCGCGTCGGCGTCGACGGTCTCGACCTTCGGGCCGTCATCGTTGCTGTCGGCATCCTCTTCGGTCGCGGCCTCGTCGGTGGTCTCTTCGGCCTCGTCGTCGGTCTCTTCGGCCTCGTCGTCGGTGTCAGTGAGCGCGGTGTCAAGCGCGGCAAGGATTGCCGCCTCATCGGACTCAGCACTCAGGCCAAGTCGCGCGCGCACCTTTTCCAGGGTGTCCGGCATGGCGGATCGTCCTTCCGTGGTGGTGGTGGAATCCGGTGCGGCCGGAAGAAATGGGTCGGGTGCTTGCCCACGGCCCGCATACGCGAACAGCGAGAGGTTGAACTTCGCGGTCGCCTTAGCGCTGGCGGTCTTGGACGGCTCGACGCGGTCAGCCAGGCCAGCGGCAACGGCTTCCTTGTCCGAGTACCAGGTCTCGGCTTTCATTGCCTCGCGCAACTGATCGACCGTCGCGCCCGACTTGTCGGCGTACGCGGACGCCAGATTGTCCGAAGCGCGGTTGAGATCGTCGGCCATCTTCTGCATGTCGTCCGCGTTGCCGATGGCAATAGCCCACGGGTCGTGAATCATCATTTCCGCGTTGCGGGACATGACCACTTCGTCGCCGCCCATGGCCACGAGCGACGCGGCCGACGCTGCCAGACCGTCAACAAACACGGTGACCTTCGCGTCGTGGCGTCGCAGTGCGTTGAGCATCGTGATGCCTTCGAACACGTCGCCGCCCGGCGAGTTGATCCGGAGATGGATCTCGTCGGTTTCAACGGCTTGCAGGTCCATCACGAATGTCTTGGCTGATACCCCAGTCCCGAACCAGGGGTCTTCGCCGATCTCGTCGTACAGCAGAATCTCTGTGACAGCAGGGCTTTCGGCGGCAGCCCGGATACGGTATTCGCCGCGGCGCGCCATCAAACTCGATCGATTCATTAAGGTGCCCCCGGCAACGGATCCTTTGGCGGCAGGCCAAGCGCTTGACGCATGGCCTCTTCGAGACTCTTGTCAGGCAAGAGAATTCCGGCGTCGGTGAGGAGCTTGATAGCGGCGGCGGTTGCTTGCTGCTGGCTACCGATCTCCTGAAACCCGATGATCGGCGCCGGTTCCTCAGTGCCCCAGTTCCAATCGACCAGGTCCTCAACCACGTGCTGCGTGGCGACGTCGGCAATCTGCTGAGCGAGCGCCTGCAACGACAGCGTGAAAAAGTCCGCGAATGTGGAACCCAAAGCCCATGACCCGGTCTGCGTGCCAAGGTTCAAAAAATGAGCCAATACCGCCCGTGCGATCTGCTCATCGTGATAGCGGATCGCGGGCAGTGCATCGGGCAACGTTCCTTCGACGCCGGCCAGTCGCAGCCGTGCGCCGTTGGGGGTCGCGGCGCCGGCGCCGTCACCAGCCCGGACAGACTGCGCAAGAGTGGAACCGGCAGTGAGGTCCGACTCGCCTTCAGCGGCCTCGTAGATCGGAATCCCCAGGCCGTTGCGCTCAATCGTCATCGTGTTGACGCGTAGGAGCCTGTCCTTCAGTAACCAGTTTTTGTACGCCGGCCGCAGCAACGACATGCCGGCCCAGTTGCCGCCCTCGCGTTCGTAGCAGTAGGCAACCAATCGGCCGATAGGGATCGTGACCGGGCCGGCGGTCTCAAGGTGCCCGTACTGCTCGATGGACTCCAACCCGCCATCCGCGGCGACGTTCCAGCCGCTGATAGTCCTTGCCGGACGCAACGACAGCTTTGCGAGGTGCACCCGTCCGTCATCACCAACGCGCGCCTGCTGCTCAAAGATCGAATGCCCGTAACGGCACATCAACAGCGCCAAGCGCAGATGATCGAACCAGGAGAACCGATCGCGTGTACGCCGCTTCGACGTCGGTTCCTGACCCTTGACGGGCAAGTTCAGGTCGTCGGCAACGTGTTGCACAACCTCGTCACGGGCCCCGTTGGGCTCGACCCACCAATCGGTCCGCTGAATCGGCAGCACGACGGCCCGCAGTACCGAGCGGATCTGCGCGTCTTGGCGGTGCATCTGGTCGTACACGGGGATGGATAGCGGCCAGCGAAGTTCCGGCGTCGGCTCGTCCATCGTTCCCGGCGGCGCCCAGAATGACGGGATGTGGTCGTTTTCGTAGCCCTTGCTGGTGATCGGCGGCGGCACCTCAGGCATGGGTCACCGCCTTAGAGGTCAGAAACTCATTGAGGTGACGGACTCGCGTTCGATCTCGACCAGTGAGCGCGGCGCCGGCGGCGGTTCCTTCGGTGCCTGAGGCAACATTGCGGACCAGGCCGCGAGCGTTGCGGCCTCAAGGGTGGAGATATCGGCGGTGGAGACCTTGCGTCCCCAGGCCCACCGGTCGCCCACCAAACGGCGCACAGCGCCCGCAACGGCGCTGTCCAGCTCCGGGTACGCGGCATGCCGTACACGGCCCTCACGGACCAGCTCAAGCAGCGATGCGCACGCGTCCAGGACTGCCGGGGTATCCAGCGCAGTCACACTCACGCCGGCGTGCTCAAGGTGCGGGATCAGCGACGCGGCCGGACCGCGACGATCGATGACGACCGGCACCCGGTACCGGCGTTGCAGCTCGGTGACGCGCTGGACCACCCAGGCCGTACCGGGACCGTGCTGCAAGGGCTTGAGGTGTACGACGTCGCCCAGGCGGCCGGCGGCGGTGATCGCGCCGTGCGTCTGATCCATGGACGCGGCGATGCCTACAGCAACAATCGGGATACCGAGCGGTGCCCCACTCGCGCACGCTTCCCAGCGGCCAGGACCAAAGGCAGCGTCGGCGGTTCCGGGCTCGTCCCACCAGCCCAGGAACTCCCGAATGAACTCTTCGGCCGGCATTTCGTCGCGGAAGTCCTGCATTCGCTCGATCGTGATCCGACGTCCGTAGGCGGGGTTCGCAGCGGCCAGCAGATCCAGCCGATCGGCCACGCACCCCACGACCTTGCCGGCCTCGTGATTGCACGCCGGGTCCGCGCACTCAACCTGCGGTGCGCACCACTCAAACCAGGCGCTACGAGGTGCGCCGCCGGCCCGTCCGCGGTCGCGGATGCGGCGTAGGACGTCGGAGTTGATGAACCCGGCCGACGACGCGTAACGGACCTGTGCGCCCTTGCGGGTGGCCAGAATCGGCAGCAAAGCGCCGGTTTGGGCCCGCTGAAGGAACGCGGCTTCATCCCACGTGATTTTGTCGCCCTTGATGCCTCGTCCGCCGCCTTTTGAACGAGCATGGAACTCGATGCGCTCGCCGGAGAGCAATTCAATGCACTCATCGCCGTTGGAGCGGTGAATTCGCTTCACTCGCTTACGGAAATCGTCCTTCGCCTCAACGAGCTGGACCATATGCTCAAAAGTCTTCTGCGCAGTGTCGAAAAGGTGCGCCGTCCAGGCGTGCATGGGCTCTTCCATGACGAAAATGTCAGTCAGCGCGGCGATTTCGAGCGTTGACGTCTTCAAATTCTGCCGCGGGGCCACAATTCCGACCGAAAAACAGGCCGGCATCGCTGGTTCGTTCTCAGCGAAGATCGCATCAAGGATCATGCGCTGTTCTTCGTCCATCGGCATGCCCAGTTGGGCCCCGACGTCGGCCGCAATGTCCCCGTAGGTGCTCCGGTAGCTCGGAATCCACTTGTACTGAGGCTCACGCACTGCGATTCACCCGCCGACCGGCCAGATCATCGCGTGCACGGTCAAGCGCCGACTTTTCGTCAAGCACACCGTCAGTTGCCGTCCGCAACGACTGCTCAAACTGCTTGACTAGGGCTGCCAGGCCGGCGCCGGTGTCGAATCCGGCGTCTATACGCCGCGCCATGGCCAAAACAGACCCACCGAGCGGTGTTTCTACACGCTCGCATTCGGTCAAAACCAGCAGAGTGGACCTCTCGACCGGCCCCTTTTCGGGGTCCCCGTCGACCAGCTCCGGGGCGTTCGCGGTCAGCGCAACGACCTTCCCGACCGCCTTTTTGCCCTGTCGGAGTCGATACGCCCGCTGTCCGCAGTTGGGCGAACAATACATTGAGTTCTGCCGCTGCGCCGGGTATCTCTTTCCGCAGATATTGCACGATCGAATCATCCCCGGCACCTCCACGGTTGCCTCAAGCAACGGTGCTGTGTGGCCTCACATCAAGGAAGTCACTCAGGGTTACAGGGGAGAGGGCGTGTC